AGCGACGCCGGAGGAAGCGAACGCTCAGCCGCCGCGCAAGGATGTCTACCGCCCGTTGTCGCGGACCTACATACCGTCCCGGCTCGACGACAACCCCTATCTGCGCAACACGAACTATCGCGCGCAGATCAACTCGATGCCGGAGCCGCTGCGCTCCCAACTGATGTTCGGCGACTTCCTCGCCGGCCGCGAAGATGACGAGTGGCAGATCATTCCCTCAGCCTGGGTTCGCGCTGCGCAGGCACGCTGGCTCGCCAAGCCGAAAGGCCGCATGCTGTCGATCGGCGCGGACATCGCGCAGGGCGGTAGCGACAACACGGCCCTGGCGCTGCTGCATGATCCGGTTACCTTCGACGAAATCACTGTGCTGCCCGGACGTGAGACACCGGACGGCCCGACCGTCGCCAACCTGATCCTGAAGCTGCGCCGCGACAATGCGGCGATCGCGCTGGACACTACCGGCGGCTGGGGCGGCTCGGCGCGCGACCATCTGGCGACGCATCATCAGATCAAGGCCGTGCCGATCGTGTTCTCTGCCGTCGGCATCGGAAAGGATCCAACGAGCCAGCTCGAATACGCTAATCTGCGAGCGCAGATGTATTGGCAGTTCCGGTTGGCGCTTGACCCCGACAATGGCGACGACATCGCCCTGCCGCCGGGCAACCGCATTCTCGCGCAACTCACTGCGGCGCGCTGGAAGCCGCGGACCGGCAAGATCCTGATCGAAAGCAAGGAAGACATCCGTGCCCGCCTCGGCGTCTCGCCAGACGAAGCGGATGCGCTCGTGATGGCTTGGCACATCCGTGACCGGGCCGTGAAGGAAGCTGTGAAGATGCCGACGCCGAAGCCGAAACTTGGCATCGGCAATCGTTCCCTGGGATGGATGGGCCGGTGACCGAAGACGAAGGCCGTCAGGAGCCGACCGAAGACGACAAGATCGTCAAGGAGGCCAAGAAGCGCTTCGAGCTCTGCGAGAGCTGGGAGTCGCATGCCCGGGCGATGTTCATCGAGGACATGAAGTTCGCGCACGGCGACGCGGACAACCAGTACCAGTGGCCGAACGAGATGCTTCGGGCGCGTGACGTCGACCAGAAGCCGACGCTCACCATCAACAAGGTGCGCCAGCACTGCCTGCAGATCATCAACGACGCCAAGCAGAACAAGCCAGGCGTCGTCGTGCACCCGACCACGGATGACGCCTCCTACGAAGCCGCGCAGGTTTTCGAGGATGTGGTGCGCTACATCGAGCGCGAATCCCGAGCCGAGCAGGCTTACGACAAGGCGAGCGAGAACCAGGTCTATGGCGGCATCGGCTATGTGCGGGTCGTCGCGGCCTATTCCGATGGAGCTTCGTTCGACCAGGAACTGCGCATCAAAGCCGTGCCGGACGCGCTGACGGTCTATCTCGACCCGGATGCGAAGGAAGCCGACAAGTCGGACATGCGCTTCGCATTCGTGTTCGACGATATGCCGAAGGACCGGTTCAAGCAGAAATATCCGGGATATGCCGAGAGCGTCTCGACGATGCCACTCAGCATCGCGGACGGCTGGATCGGCGAGAACCATGTCCGCGTCGCCGAATATTGGCGCGTCGCGACGAAGGATGATGAACTCTACACCTTCATCGACCCGGATTCGCAGCAGCGCGTCACCATCGCCGAGAGCGCCTGCGACAAGGAGATGCTCGATCAGGTCAAGAGGCAGCCGACGCTGCGCAAGCGGCCGCTGCAGGTCGAGACGATCGAGTGCTTCCTGATTGCCGCCGACCAGATCATCGAGCGCTCGACCTGGTTGGGCAAGTGGATCCCGATTGTGGCGGCAGTCGGCGAAGAGACCGTGATCGAGGGCGTCCTCGACCGCAAGGGGCATACGCGCTACCTCAAAGATCCGCAGCGCATGTACAACTATCACAGCAGCGCGGCGACCGAGGCTGTGGCGCTGCAGACCAAGACGCCGTTCGTTGCGCCGGCGGCGGCGATCGAGGGCTTCGAGGAGTATTGGCAGGACGCCAACAAGGAAAACCTCGCCTATTTGCCCTACAACCATATCGACAGCAACGGCGAGGAAATCCCGCCTCCGAAGCGCAATGATCCAGCCGTCATGCCTACCGCCATGGTCAAGGGCATGGAGATCGCCCAGACTGAGATGATGATGGCCTCTGGCCAGTACCAGAGCCAGTTCGGCGAGAACGAGAACGCCACCTCCGGCAAGGCGATCAACGAGCGCCAGCGCCAGGGCGACAACGCGACCTATCACTTCGTCGACAACCACGCCGTGATGATCCGGCAGGTCGGCCGCATCCTCGTCGACGCGATCCCGAAATACTACGACACCCCGCGCGTCCTGCTGATCCGCGGGCAGAACGGCTCCAAGCGCATGATGCGCATCGATCCGAATGCCAAGCAGTCGATGGCGGAGGCTCCCGACAACGACTCGGTCGACATCATCTTCAACCCAGCCATCGGAAAGTATGCGGTGGATGCCGATGTCGGGCCCGGCTACGCGACGCGGCGCCAGGAAGCCTGGAACGCCATCACGCAGATCCTGGCGCAGAACAAGGAACTCACGAACGTCCTCGGCGACATCCTCTTCCGCAACGCGGACTTCCCGAATGCGGATGAAATCGCCGAACGCCTGGCGCGCCTGGTGCCGGCGCATGCGAAGGGCGACGCGCCGCCGCCGGAAGTGCAGCAGATGCAGGCACAACTCCAGCAGCTCAGCGATCAGATGCAGAAGCTGATGGAGCAGATGGCGATCGACAAGCTCAAGCTCACCTCGAAAGAGGTGCAGGACAGTGTCGCCATCATGGATGCGCAGACGCGCCGCCTCGTCGCCGAGGGCAACGCCGGGCCCTATGTCACGCAGGATCAGGTGCAGCCGCTCATCGTGCAGTCGATCATGCAGATGCTCAGCCAGAAACCGCCCCAGGACGGGCAAGGCGCCCCGGGGCCTTCTGATGTGGCTCCGCAGTTGCCACCGCCGCCAGCGAGCGCCGCAGCGCAGCCGCAGGGGATGACGCAATGAGCAAAATCGTGTCCCTTCGCGGCTCTGCCGCATCAGCTGCGGGCGAGGCTGAGCCGGCCGTCGTTGAGATGCTCGAAGTGTGGCTGGCCCGGGCGAAGGCCGGTGAGATCGTGGCTATCGCCCTCGTCGGCGTGGCGCCGAACAATCGCGTCGCGACGAATTTCATCAACCCATCGACCTGGCTGCACCACCTCACGAGCGGTGCAGCGACATTGGCCTATCGCCTTCAGGCCGAAAACCCGTCGTTGGAGGACTGATGCCCGTCTCGAAACTTGTCCGTCACACCGCGAAGGAAATGGCAGGCGCCTTCTTCGAGAACGAGGACACCTTCCAGGACGGCCGTGTCATGCGCACCGAGCGGTTCCGCGCTCTCGGCCTGACGCAAGAGCAGTTCGTCCGGAAATACTGGCCGGATTTTGTGGTCGCGGCGCGCAAGACCCTAGCGCACATGCTGATGCTGCCCGGCGTCGAGCAGTCCGACAAGGACAAGATCTTCGACGCATTGCTCGAGGACCGCGGCGCACCGACCGATCTGCAACTCGCGGCACCCTCCATCCTGCAGATGGACTACGAGGACGCCAAGCGCGCTCTCGGAATGCAATGAGGAGGCCGCAATGGCGAAATCAGACGTAGCCAGCCCGACCGCAGCGCCGAAGCGATCGATGAGCCAGGACGAGCGGAAATGGCGCGCTGAGGATGCGTTGCGCGATCTGGAGCGGGCGCAGAAGCACCAGAGCGACCCGGACCTGATGGCCGACGTCGCCAAGTGCCGGGACGAGAAAATGCGTGGCCTCGCCAAGATCAAGGTCGAGGTGGCGCCCAAGACGATGAAGAGCAAGAAGTGATCTGGCCCCTTCTTTTCGCTGCGTCCACCGCGGCCTCAGGCAGCTTTCGGCGTCGGCGACAGCACGAGGATGATGAGCGCCGCCGCCAACGCGAGGATAAGGAGGCTCGACGTTGGGCGCGCGATCTATATGACAAAGAGGAAGAGCAGGCTCGGCGTGACCGCTACAAGGCTGTCATAATTCGCATGCCGGATCCGGATAAAATACGGGCCGAAGCGCGCGATATCGAACGGCGCAAGATCTACAAGCCGTCGCCCGAAGAGATCGAGCGCCAGCGCGCCGAGATTATCGTCACCGATAGCGAAGGCAATATCGACACCTATTGAAGCCGCTCACCTGCGGCCTGACCGAACTGGGGCGGCATCCCCAGCACCCGAGAGACCATGGCTGAGAACAACCTGACCGACGCCGGGACCGGCGCTGCGGCTGATGCCGTTCGTGACAACCTCAACATCTCCGTTGAATCGCAGGACGCGACCCCTGTTGTGGTCGCAAAAGATGAGCCCGCGGAGGCCACGCAGGCCGATCCGCCGGCCGCCGAAGAGCCCAAGGACAGCCAGGCCGATGCCGGTCAGAAGCGCGTCCAGACGATGCCGGAATGGGCACAGAAGCGGTTCGACCAGCTCGCGTTTGAAAAGCGCGAAGCCGAGCGCCGCGCCAAGAAGCTCGAGGAAGACCTTGCCGCAGCGCGCGCCGGCAAGCCCAATGCCGCCGACACCGCTGCCGCGCAGGCCGCCGGCCCTGATCCGAATGCTGCAAACGGTGGCTATGGCAGCAAAGCGGAATTCGATGCGGCTGTGGCGGCAGAGGCTGAACGGCGCGAGGCTGCGCAGCGCGAGCAGGCCGCGCAGGAAACCTTCAACATGGCGTGCAACACGGCCTATGCCGCTGGCACTCAGGCCTATCCTGATTTCGAGGCGGCGGTCGACAATCTGCGCCAGGCTGGCGCAATGCAGCGCGACCTTCTCGACATGGTGCTCGAGACGGAAAACCCATCGAAGATCCTCTACGAGCTTGGCAGCGACCCCGCGCGTGCTCAGCAGATCGCCGGCATGACGCCAGCCAAGCGCGCGATGGAGCTCGCCAAGATGGCGACTGCCGCGCCTCCGCCCAAGACACCCGCGCCCATCACCAAGGCGCCGCCGCCGCTCAACCCCGTCGACGGCACTGCGCGCGTCAGCGCGGATCTGCGCGACGAGGATGATGACGCGGCCTGGTTCGCCAAGCGCAACGCCCAGGTTGCCGCCCGACAGGGCCGCTGATCCTTTCTTTCTGCCTCTCTAACCCCACGCTCGCGTCAACCCATGCGGCCGACGAGCACCGCATCGGAACCGGCATCGAAAGCCGAGACATGGCCCGCTTTCACCTCGCTCCACGGGCGGCGAGATCCCCGGCACGGCGCAGATGAACAATCCCCGCAGGACATGCGGCTGATCGCGCTCGTGCCTCGAAAGCAACCGCCAGTCGAGGCAATCCATGGCAAACGTTCTGCTCACGACGAGCAAGATCACCCGCGAGGCGGTGCGTCTGTTCGTCAACTCCAACATGTTCATCCGCCGGGTCAATCGCCAGCACGACGATGAGTTCGGCAAGAAGGGCGAGAAGATCGGTTCTCAGCTCCGCGTCCGCCTGCCCAACGACTTCGTTGTCACCAAAGGGCCGGCAGCGTCCGTCCAGGACACGCAGGAAGTCCAGACCGTCCTCACCCTCGCGACGCAGGCGCACGTCGACGTCTCCTTCGCGACCGTCGACCTCTATTTGTCCCTGGACGACTTCAGCGAGCGCATCCTGCAGCCGGCCATGAACAACCTCGCCGGCCAGGTCGCCGTCGACATCATGGGCGTCGTCGAGCAGGGCAACATCACGCTGCCGGCGAACGCTCCTGCTGCCCCGCTGGCGTCGAACACCGGTGGCGTCTGCAACATCGCGCCGAAGTTCGACGGCGCCGGCAACCTGCTCTCGCCGGACCAGAACAGCGCGCTCGCGGCCAAAGCCCTCCTCACCGACAACTCGGCGCGGATGGACAAACGCATGATCGTCCTCGACCAGTGGACGGACTCGCGCCTCGCCGGCTCGCTGACCGGCCTGCTCAACCCCGCGACCCGCATTTCGCAGCAGTACGAAGACGGCGCCATGAAGAATGGCCTCGGCTTCACCTGGTTCGAAGATCCGACGGTCATCAAGCACACGACCGGCAGCTTCACCGCCGGCACCGTGAACGGGGCGGGGCAGACCGGCCAGACCCTGGTCGTCAACGCGATCACCGGCACCCTGAACGTCGGCGACATCATCACGCTCGCGGGCGTGAATGCGGTCAATCGCGTCAACAAGCAGACCACCGGCAACCTGCGGCAGTTCGTCGTGACGGCGGCGGCGGCGAACGGCGCGACGCAGATCTCGATCTATCCGGCGATCGTCCCGCCCGTCGGCGGCAACGCGGTCCAGTATCAGACCGTGACCGCCTCCCCGGCGAACGGCGCCGCGATCTCGATGATCGTCAAGCCCGGCGTCACCTACCGCAAGAACATCGCCTTCGTTCCCGAGGCGATCACCATGGTCACCGGCGACCTGCCGCTGCCCAAGAACGTCGATGCGGCCCGGGCCGTCTATGACGGCGTCTCCCTGCGCATGGTCACGCAGTACGCCGTAGGCACCGACCAGGAGATAACCCGCATAGACGGATTATATGGCGGCCTGATGGTCCGCCCGGAATGGGGCGTGGTCATTCCGGACATCCTCTGATCGACAACCGCGGCCGGGGCGCCCTGCCCCGGCCCTTTCCTGTGAGGAACGATGACCTACACCTTCCGCGAATATCCGAAGTGGATCCACCCGGAACCGGGCGTTCACGTCGGCTCGTCCTGCATCGTCGAGAACGCGCAGCACGAACAGGAAGTGCTCGAGGAATGGACTGCGGCGGCCGCGCCAGCCGATGCAACTGACGAGGAAAGCGGCGACACGGTCGAAGGCGAGGAAGACACGCCCGACGCCACTGCTGCACTCCCTGAAAAGCGCAAGGGCGGCCGCCCTTCGAAGGCCGCGCTCGAAGCGCGCAAGAATGCCCTGCTCAACGCCGCTGGCGCTGCCTGAAAGGCTGATCGATGTCCCTGGCCATTTCCACCTTCGGGGACCTGATCACGATGGCCTTCAAGACGGCCGGCATTCTCGGCGTCGGCCAAACCCTGTCGGCAGAGGACAGCAACGACGGCGCCAAATACCTGTCGATGATGATCGCGCAGTGGCAACGCAGCCGCTACCTGATTTACCATCTCATCGACGTGGTCTTCCAAAGCACGGGCGCGCAGTCCTACACCGTCGGGCCAGGCGGGAACTTCGCCGTCGCGACCCGGCCGGCCTCGATCAAGTCGGCGTTCGCGCGCCAGCAGGCCGGTGGCAATCCGAACCAGATCGACTACCCCATTACCATTTTGCCGTCGCGTGAGGACTACAACCTCATCGCGCTGAAAACCCTGTCCTCGTTCCCCGGCTGGGCTTGGTATGATGCGGCAATGCCGCTCGGCAGCCTCTATCTCTACCCGGTTGTGTCGTCCGGCTTCGAACTGCACATTACAGTCGAAGCGCCGCTGCAGACGATCACGAACCTCGCAGACGCAATCACCCTGCCGCCGGAATACCAGGAGGCGATCCTTTACAACCTCACGGCAAGGCTCTGCATCGGGTACGGGATCGAAATCCCCGGTGGCGTCGCTGCCCTCGCCAGGTCCTCGCTGAACACGCTGCGCAAGGCTAATGCGCAGATACCGCGCATGCGGATGCCGACAACCGTGCTGCGCGACCGGCTGTACAATATCTACAGCGATCAGAGCTACTAGCGTGCGCGTTCCGCTGATCTCTGGCGCCTATCAGGCGCGCAGCGTGATTGCGAGCGCGCAGCGCTGCATCAACCTGTTTCCGGAGATCCTGCCGCAGGATTCGCAAGCACCGGTCCCGGTGGTGCACTATCCGACGCCAGGCCTGACATTGCTGGGCGGCGGCCAAGCAGCGACGGTTTCGGTTTTCCGCTGCACCTACCGCGCGACGAACGGCGACCTCTTCGGGGTCATCGGCTCGGACGTCTATTTCATCGCGAGCACATGGGCATTTACGAAGCTCGGCAGCATCGCCGATCACCTGACGCCGTGCTCGATGAACGACAACGGGCTCTGCGTCGTTCTGGTCGATGGCACCAATACGGGCTACGCGATCGATCTGGCCACGCATGCCTTCGGCGTCATCACTGACCCGAATTTCCATGGCGCCGACAAGGTCGAGTATTGCGACACCTTCTTCATCTTCAACAAGCCCGGCACGCGCGAGTTCTATATCTCGCTCTCGAATGTCACCTACGCGATGCTCACCAGCGCGACAGGTGGCATCCTAGCGGGCTCCATTCTTTCCGGCGGCACGCTCTACACGAATGGCGTCTACGCCAATGTGCCTCTCACTGGCGGAACTGGCGCGGGCGCCAGGGCGACGATCACTGTCGCTGGCGGCAGCGTAACCAGCGTCGTCATCACGGCGATCGGCACTGGCTACACGCAAAACGATGTGCTCTCCGCGACGGCGGCGAGCATTGGCGGCACAGGATCGGGCTTCAGCTACTCGGCGGATGAGGTCGCTACGGCCTTCGATCTGCTGGACTTCGCACTCAAGACCGGCTCGGCAGACCCGATCGTCACCCTGATCGTAGTGCACCGCGAAATTTGGCTGGTCGGCTCGTTGACGACGGAAATCTGGGTCGATACGGGCGCCGCGGACTTCACTTTCCAGCCCATGCAGGGCGCCTTCATCGAGCATGGCTGCTCGGCAAAAAACTCGATCGCCAGGCAGGACTTGTCCACCTTCTGGCTTTCACAGGACCGCGCCGGGTTTTCGATCATCGTCCAGGGTGCCGGTTACGCGGCCAAACGCATCTCGACGCATGCGATCGAAGCCGACATCGCCTCATACGCCAGGATCGATGATGCGATCGGCTATTGCTACGAGTTCCAGGGCCACGCCTTCTATGTCCTGACCTTTCCGACGGCGGACAAGAGCTGGGCCTATGAGATCGGCACCGGACAGTGGCACCAGCTCGCCTATTCGGATGCCAACGGCAACTTGCGCCGGCATCGCGCCAACTGCTGCGCCTTCGCCTATGGCAAGAACGTCGTCGGCGACTGGCAGAACGGCCAGCTCTATGCACTTGACCCAAATGTCTTCACCGACAACGGGACCCCAATCGTTCGCATTCGCTCTTTCCCGCACATGCTCGACGATGGGAAGCGCGTCACCTACAACCTGTTCACCTGCGATATCCAAGTCGGCACAATCGAAGCACCCGTCATCACCGGGGCCGATTTCCAGAACGACTTCAACAACGATTTTGGGCCGGCCGACATCACCCGCGGCGCGCCGTTGCTCTCACTTCGTTGGTCCGATGATCGCGGCGTCACTTACGGCAATCCGCGCATCGGTTCGTTGGGCGAGACCGGCGAATATTTGACGACCGTGACTTTCTGGCGGCTCGGCATGGCCCGTGACCGCGTGTTCGAGGTGTCCTGGTCGGTGCCGGTCAAAACGGCGCTTCTCGGCGCCTTCATTGAAGTGACGCCGCATCGCTCATGACGATCAACAACACACTCGGGTTCCCAAATCTTCAGGCGCCGTTCGTGGTGCCAGCAACGGGTGTTCTGACGCCGCAGTGGCAGCTCGCCTTCCAGCCGTTGATCCAGCCGCCCCAGGCTATCAAGGCGGTAGCGCTGACGGGCTCACCGCTTGCTTTTACGGCCGATATGAATGGGACACTCTCCGTCCAGGGCGGCACGGTTTCTGCGGTCACGCTTACGCGCGGCCGGCGTACGATCCCAGTCGGGGCCGGGGATGGTCTCTACCCGATGAGCAAGGGCGACACCCTGACGGTGACCTATTCCGTCGCGCCCACGATCAATTTCTTTTCGAGGTGAGGATGCAGAACTTCCATCGCATCGCGGCCGGCGTCGACGTCATACCGCTGATGCACTCCATCGTGCGCCACCCGGAACTGTGGAACGAGAACCGGCTGCGGACCACCTTCGACGACACGCCGCATGCCGAGGTCGACGATATCTGGCTGCGCTTCAATCAGGTTGACGGCCGGGAGATCTCGCAGATCGGTGACGACCTCGAGGCGGTGGCGTGCCCGGCCTGGTCGGTCCTGCCGGCGAAACCGCTCGTCCTCGACCTCATGCGGCGCGTGGAGGCGTCTCGGCTCGGCCGAGTGCTGGTCACCCGCTTGCGGCCCGGCAAGCGCATCCTGGCGCACATGGATGTGCTCGGCGCCTATGCACACTACTACCAGCGCTACCACGTCGTGCTGCAGGGCCTGCCGGGCTCGCTGTTCACCGCCGGCGAAGAAACCGTCTGCATGCAGACCGGCGAGGTGTGGTGGTTCAACGCGCACGCGATGCATGAGGTCGTCAACAACAGCGCCGACGACCGCGTTCACATGCTCGTCGACTTGAGGATCGAATGATGGACGACCAGCACACACAGTCGCAGAGCGCGCCGAAACTCGAGCCTGTCGGTATCCTGAACGCATCGGAGCCTTGGACGGAACTCTTTCTGGAGGATGGCACGAAACTGCGCATGCGGATTATCGTGACCGCCGTGCGCAAAGTCGTCGGCCAGACACTGCCGAACGGCGACCCGTTGCTGAACTTCGACTATCAGTTCATCCAGGCGATCGAGCGCGCACCGCGATGATCACGGCGCAGGTCGAAGCGCTCGCCGACGGTGGCTTGGACGAGCTCAAACCCATCCTGCCGCGCCACTGGGAAGAACTCGCCCTCAATAAAGATCGGGTGCCGCTCGATCCCCAATACGACATCTACCTGGCCCGCGAGGCGCGCGGCGAGATCATGTACGTCACGCTGCGCGAGGCCGGCCGGCTGCTGGGCTATTTCGTCGGCTTCGTCGCGCCTGGGCTGCACTACCGGACCTGCCTCACCCTGACAATGGACATCTTCTATGTTTGCCCTGAGGAACGCGGCCGGCGCGGTGGCGTGACGCTTTTTCAGGAAGTGCTACGGGAAGCCAAGCGCCGCGGCGTGCAGCGCGTCTTCGTTGGGTCGAAGCTGCACAAGGATGCCTCTCGATTGTTCGAGGCGCTCGGGTTCGAGCCCGTCGAGACCTACTATTCGAAATGGCTGGGAGGCTGATGTGGTAGCTGCCGCGATCGTCGGGGCCGGTGTCGCGTCTGCCGGCGCCTCCGTTATCGGCTCCAGCATGGCTTCCAAGGCGCAGAGCAAGGCAGCGGCGCAGGCCAACGCCACCGAGCGGGAGCAATACGCACAGACGCGCTCCGACCTCATGCCGTTCCAGACCGCCGGGCAAACCGCGCTGTCCTCGCTCGGAACGAAGATGAACGCCCTGACATCGCCGATCACAATGGACCAGGGCGACCTGCAGAAGACGCCTGGATACCAGTTCACAATGAACCAGGGCTTGAAGTCGACGCAGAACGGTTTCGCGGCGCGCGGCCTTGGCTCATCGGGCGCGGCGCTCAAGGGGGCTGCGAACTTCGCCACGGGCCTGTCTGATCAGACCTTCAATACCCGTTTCGGCCAGGAACTGCAGAGCCGGCAGAACACCTACAACATGCTGATGGGCGTCGCCGGCCTCGGCGAGAACGCGGCAGCGCAGACCGGCAATTACGGGATGAACATGGCCAACCAGGTCGGCGCGAACACCGTGGGCGCTGGCAATGCCTCGGCGGCCGCAACCATGGCGGCAGCCAACGGCATCAGCAGCGGCCTCAACAACACGATGAGCAACTACCTGCTCTACAAGGGCGGCTTCTATGGCTGACCGCGTTCGTCTGGAGCCCTGAGCGATGCCTGTCGATACCTCGATGTATGCCGCGCCAGCTGCGGCTCCGAACCCACTCACGCAGATGGGCGAGCTCATGCAGCTCAAGGCTGCGCGGAACAACCTACTCATGTTCCCTGGCCAGCAGAAGCTGCAGGAACAAGCGATCCAGAGCGGGCAGGTTGGCATCGATCAGCAAAAGGTCGACCTCGCGCACAAGCAGTTTCAGATCATGAGCCAGGGCCTAGGCTCGCTCGCGCAGGATCCAGACCTCTCTGCGGACAAGCTGATGACCTTCGGCCAGCAGATGGTGAAGGCCGGCCTCATGCCGATGTCGATGTACGCGGAAGAGGTCAAGAACATCCCGAAAGACCCGGCGCAGCTTCGCCAGTACGTCCAGAACCTCAACGTGCGTGCTCAGGATGCGCAGGCGCAGTTCGGCCTGATCTACGGTCAGCCGAGTTGGGTTTCGAATGGACAGCAGCAGGTACCGGTCGCCGTCAGCCCGATCGCTGGCGTCAGGCAGATCGGCGCCCCCGTGCAGCAGCAGATCACCCCGGCCGAGGCCGCCCAG